CACTCTTTAGCACGGCTGGTGTGCACGCTCTTTAACACGGCTGGTGTGCACGCTCTTTAACACGGCTGGTGTGCACGCTCTTTAACACGGCTGGTGTGCACGCTCTTCGAGATGGCGGACCCATAATGACAGCATGACTGTGTGAGTTCGACCTTCACATCATCATGCGAATCATCATGTTGTGACTCATGCATGTTCGACATATACATCACCATTAATGCACGGCTGGCATGCAGGCTCCACGATGTGACTAATGTGTGTTCGACATACACATCACCATTGAAGCATGGCTGGCATGCACGCTCTTCGACATGGCTGGCATGCACGCTCTTTAACACGGCTGGCATGCACGCTCTTTAACACAGCAGTCGGCAACTCACCGCCGTTTTTGACAAACCTGCCTTTTCACGATTTCCCAAATATTTCATCCACGACTAGAGGTTCACAGTTTTGGGAAAATCGTGAAAAGGCAGGTTTGTCAAAAACGGCGATGAGTTGCCGACGGCTGCTTTAACACGGCTGGCATGCACGCTCTTTAACACGGCTGGCATGAACACTCCTCCACACGGATTCGGAAAGGCTTGCTCAGCATTCCAAAATCTTCGTCTGGTGGAGCATAAAACTGTGGAGTAGTTTTGCCGACGGCTGCTGGATAAACATGCTCATCGACGAGTCGTCCTCTTGTGATTTCGCCACTGAATCAACAGACAAATCATCATGATGTTCTCGTGACAGCCGCCGTGTCAGCCGGAAAACATCCTCGGTGGAAAAGTGTCATGAAAACGTAGATAAGCAAGTCGAAAACAACAAAAGCCATCATTTGGAATTGTTACGCACCGAGTCTCAGTCGACTCGACTCTAATATTCCGTCTCGTGCGCGTCTGTCCTAATCATGGCTTTCGGTGTTTTCGACTTTCCTATCTACGTTTTCATGCGTTTTTTACCCGATGGTGAAATCATCATCCGAAATAATATTCGACCGTTTCGCTTACCCAACCACCGCTGTCAGAAGTTGACTCAGAACAGCGTATGGCCGATGCATCCGGCCGTCTCGCCTAGATGCGCACCGCCGGGCGTGCACGTCGAGCCGTTCACATCGACCGACAGAAACGACGGTGGCTGTATCTGCCGTTCGTCGATTCGGATGGAGGACACGTACATCTCGCATCGGTTCAGCGCAAAGCACACGGGCATATAACTACCGTCCCAGTCGTGGAACGCCTGCGTCGTGTTTTCGGAGAACAGGAGCTGGTTGCTACGGGCGTCCGTCCACGACAGCGTGGTCTGCTTGCTGTCGTCTTTGTAATCCACGGCCAGAATCACCTCCTTACGGACGTACTTGGACAGCGCGCTCGTCACGGCGGGGTCGGTTTCCGATTGCCATAGAAACGGGTGGTGCGCCGCGTCGAAGGTTATGTGCGTCCCCGTCGCATCGCGAATGAACATCCCGAATCGGTCACCGACCACCGCCGTCGGCGTTGTATTGAGCGAATTGACGATGTCCGAGTCGAACAGCGCGTTGTTCGGGTCGAATAACCCGGAATCGTAGTGCAGGTAGATGCGAGCGATCTTCTCGACCGACAATGAGCCGGACGACTCGACGAGCCCGGCGTTCCAGTCGCCGGTTTCGAACCGAATGCGCATGGAAATCGACCAGTCGCTCGTGAGCGAGCGCCACTCGGTCGACCGGACCCCCCACACGGACAGCGCCTGGATCTTGTTCCAACCGGGCATCGTCGGGCAGCTCGTCAGGACCGCCTCGCGCGTGTTGACGCTGCCATTCCAGTTCGTGTAGTCGGCGCTCGGCGCATTCGTCATCGAGAACGTATTGGTGGCCGACGGCGTCACGTGCGTCGCCCGCGTGACGCTGTACTGACAGGTGCACGGATTGTTGGAGCACACCGGACACACGCGCAGTTGCGTGATTTTGTTCGTGAGGGCCTGCAGGATGCTGATTTTGCGCAAGTCGGGGTTCCCCAAGATCAATTCCGGGCGCTGCTTGATGAGCGCGTCGTTGGCCGCGATGGTCGTCTGCAGCGTCTGGAACCACATCTTCATCTGCCCGTCGACGTACTCGGCGTCTTGCAGCTGGTCCGTCATCCATTGCACGTTGGCCGTTCGGTCCGACTGGAGGAACGCCTGTAACTGCTGCTCTCGGTCGTTGGCGCTCTTGAGCTCCGCGAGAACATGGTCGAACGAGCGACGCGTCTGCTCGTACGTACTCATGTGGAAAAAAAGCGAGCGGACGACGTCGCTCGGCACTTGGTCGCGGTTCATATACGTTGGTGGACGGGTGCTTTTAACCCATCGTAAAAGTTCCGACCCTCGCCTGGACGACGTCGGCGGTCAAGTCGCACCGGACCGCTGCCCGGAACGCTGCAGCCTGCAACTTCCTATCCTCATCGTGTGGTCATCAATGCCATGTAGCGAACACAAAATGGCGCAATTTCGCACCCACTACTTAACGAAGGAACTTGCATACGTGAGTACTCAACAGTAAGGCCAATTCGACACTTTTCAATCGTATTAGTTTCCATTGTAACTTGTCCTGACTGTTGAGTACTCACGTATGCAAGTTCCTTCGTTAAGTAGAGGGTGCGAAATTTACCCCTCCCAAACGAAGATTTTGGAATGCTGAACCAGCCTTTCCGAATACGTTTTCGAACCACTTTTCAAGGGCGTGAGTACTAGATTTGGGCTACGAATCGTTGAAAATTGCTTCGAAAAAGCATTCTGAAAGGTTGGTTCGGACTTCCAAAATCTTCGTTTGGGGAGCATAAAATTGCGCCATTGTTGTTCGCCATGTGGGAAACAACATTTCCGCGAAATACCCACGCCGGATTTTGTAAGTAAATGTACGAATCCAACAATACTATTTAGTATAGGATAAGGTCGTAAAGTCCTTACAAAATCCGGCGTGGGTATTTCGCGGAAATGTTGTTTCCCACATGGGTTGTTCGCCATACGCTGCCCAACTCACATGGATGATGATAGCATCTTGATATGTCTGTCCAACTCACAAGATGATGATAGCATGCTGATGTGTCTGTCCGACTCGCAGTAATGCTGTCATTTTGGGTTCGCCGTTTCAAAGAGCGTGCATGGATGATGTGGCAGTCGAAATCAACGTCCGAGTCACAAGATGATGATGGCATGCTGATGTCTGCCCAAGTTGCAGCCCAACTCACATGGATGATGATACCTTTACCCAAATCATTGCTTTTATTGCTATCGACTTTCTTATCTTCGTTTTCATACGCACTTCATCCGATGGGCAAAAGAGCGACTTTTTGCTCGCCACAAGGGTTCCTAGTCAACTTTATGCTCCCCAAACGAAGATTTTGGAAGTCCGAACCAACCTTTCCGAATGCTTTTTCGAAGCAATTTTCAACGATTCGTAGCCCAAATCTAGTACTCACGCCCTTGAAAAGTGGTTCGAAAGCGTATTCGGAAAGGCTGGTTCAGCATTCCGAAATCTTCGTTTGGGAGGGGTAAACTTCCGACTCGCCCTGGAATTGCCCCCGCCTTGGGACAACGCGCAAGCGCGCATTTAAAATCGATGTACAAATGACCTCGGCCACCCTAGGGACGGTCGCCGACCGTCGGCTGGGAACGCACATCATAAGAAACCTGGCCATCAACTTGCTCGCCGCCAAGCACGACCTCTGTGTGGGGTACGCGAGTAAAGAGCCGACCGACCAACTGGGCATCGAGCTGTTTAGTGGACGCACCGTGCACGCGGACACGTCGGAGCTACATGATGGTAACTACCTGTCGTTCTACAATAGGGCCGGTCTGCGATGTAACCTGAGCGCAAACCACTCGTCCTTCCAGACCAAAGAGGTTGCAGGCCTCATATATCGACACTTGCGTACCTCGGCGGTGCAAGCGAGCGTCGTCCGTCACAATCCGCACAAGGGGCGCTACCACGCCAACAACGACCTTTTTGTCCACGTCAAGCTCACCGACGTATGCCGCTACAACCCCGTCTCCCGCTACTACCAACGCACCATCGAGACGATTGCGTACGACCAACTTTACGTGTGCAGCGATGACGCGTCGCATCCGATGGTAGGCGGGTTGGCGGACGCCTACCCCCACGCGCGGTGGGTCGAGTGCGGTTTAGTCGAGACGATCCAGCTCGCGAGCACTTGCCGGCACGTCGTGTTGTCACACGGCTCCTTCTCGGCCGTCATCGGGTACTTGGCGTTCTTTTCGACCGTGTACTTTCCCGACTACGGGCACGACACAATGTGGCACGGCGATATGTTTTCCATCCCCGGATGGGTCAAAGTGCACTGTCGTCCGCCCTCCATCGAGGGCGCCCCGGACGAAATCACAAGAAGTGTGGTCGACACGACAGGATGAGGATTGGGCGATGTCGGCGTGCGCGGTGCAGGCAAGTCGCACTTGTCCATCTCCCAAACTGTCGACGGATGTCGGTTGAGTCATTTTTGCTTGCCACATTGCCACGTGAGAGCGCATCGTATCATGCTACCAGTGCTTACCACAAATGCTTATCTTACCAGTGTATTAACAACAGCATCACCATGTGAGAGAAAGACACTTCATCATGCTATCATCCTCTTGTGAATTGGACGTGCACATCGACATGCTATCATCATCTTGTGACTTGAACACTGACTTCGACAGACACATCTCATGCTATCAACATGCTACAATCATCTCGACTCTTGTGAGTTCGTTTGACACGCGTCCATACTATCATCTGGTGACTAGTGAGTTAGACTGACAAATCGACCCCTTAACACGGCCGGGTACGAACGCCCTTTAACACGGCAAGCTCATAGCGAGTCTATTAGCGACAGCATCACTATATGACAAACAAACACGTCAGCATGCTATCATCATCTTGTGACGTCGACAGACGCATCGTCATGCTATCATCAACTTGTGACTCAATAGGCGTCGTTTCCTTGGATTTCTTTTGGTGAGCTTTCTTTCGAGCGAGGAGCAAAAAGTAGCGACCTTACCTTTCATCCGGAGTCAACTACGGGAGTGTTTTGTGCACAGTTTGGAGAATTTTGCGACCCAACCCACCCTTCCGGTGTTCGCAGTGTTTGGGTGTGCTTTCACTGCTTTGTGCCCGGTGCAGGCGCATGAAGTGCGATGCGCCAACGGGCATCGTGGTCAGACCGGCCGAATCTGCGAGTGGGGCCCGGGCTACCGTGACAGTCCCAACGGTAATCGCGTGTGACGTTGCTATCCGATACCACGTCATCCTCGTGGGTGCTGGGCGCTTGTGAAATTTCAGTGAACCAGCGGGCCCCAGTAACCCAGATGCCTAGTGGCGCGGCCATGGCCGGACTTCTCGACTGTCAGAGGCGCCACTGAGCCTGATTCCGCTCCGAGACTCGGAGTCTCTGGTAACGGTGCGCCAGAGTGCGTGCGTGTTACAGGGACGACTTCAGCGCCTTCGATTTGTCAGTCGAACTCACACGACTAAGAATATGATGATAGCATGCCGATGTGTCTGAACAAACCAGCCGTCGGCAACTCATCCCCATTTTTGACAAACCTGCCTTTTCACGAATTTCCTTAAATTCGGAACCACGAATTGTGGTTAAAATATTTGGGAAATTTATGCTCCCCAAACGAAGATTTTGGAAGGATGAACAAAAGATGAAATGCGGATTTTCGAAGCACTTTTCAAGGGCGTGAGTACTCAATTTGGGCCATGAACCATTGAAAAGTGCTTAGAAAATCCTCATTTCATCTTTTGTTCCTCGTTCCAAAATCTTCGTTTGGGGAGCCATAAAATTTATGCTCCCCAAACGAAGATTTTGGAAGGCCGAACAAACCGTCCGGAACATCTTTTCGACGCACTTTTCAACGATTCTTAGCCCAAATCGAGTACTCACACCCTTGAAAAGTGCGTCGAAAAGAT